TGTAAATCTTTTTCAAATAATTCTAATTTTGTACTGTGTTGGTTGAGTTTTTCATTAATACCGAAATATGCCCAGGTTCCGATCGCGACCATACAGATCAACGAGGCAACCGTTTTCATCGGCATCTGTACACGTGCTTCTTCGCTTATATTTAAAGGTTTACTCATTTATTTGAATTTCTCCTGGATGTTCACATACTTCACAATCACATTCTCCACTGTATTGGCTTGGTGGTCCGCCCCATGTCGAGTGGCTGTCATACAAACAGTGGCAAGGGCATTGGCAATGTATGCATCTAACATCTGTATTTTCCTTCATTTCTTAACTTCATTCTCAAAACTTATGTCAGTGCCATGATCTTTTGCTTTTTCATAAGTTCTTTTAGAATTTTTCTTTTTACATTTACAACGTGGTGCAAATAATCCCTCTACCCACATAATACTTTTGTCTAAAAAGTCACAACACTTTAAAATATATTTATCAATCAATAGCATTCCATTCCGCCTCGTCGTTAGCCGGTTTAGGTAGTGGAAGAATAATGTCTTCGTCGTTAATGTTTTTTGGCATTAACAATTGACTGTCACCCATTAGTTTGATATCTGGATTTTCTTTTTTGTAATCGTCCTTCAAATCATCCCAATAACTACCGTCAGGCTTTTTGTTTTCGGGTATGATTATACCAGAACATTTGGCTACTAGCAATGCAAAGCTAGGGTTACGTTGTAGGGTAGGATTATTATTGACTTTTCCGCACATTTTCATGAGCTCTAATTGTTGTTTAAGCTCCATGTTTTCTTGCTGGACTCTTTTAAAGTCGTCAGTACACGCTGATCCTAAATACTTTCTCCAGGTTAAACGTACTGACCTATCATCAGAAGGGCTATCATAATTATTATCAGCATTATTGTGTCTATACCTAGACTCTGAGTCCCTTTGTTCGATCGATACGCTAACATCACCAGTGCTGCAAGTATTAGTACCATTATTGAGATAGTCATTTCTAGCGTGTGCAGGTTTTAAAAAGAATGTCATCAGACATAATAGAATAATTAAAATTGCTGTAAATCTGTAATCCATCCTGGCTATCTCCATCCATAACTACCTATTTAAATCCTTAATATCGTAGTCATGCTCCCTAACTTGATCAGCGAGTTGTCTATATAGATTTTCTGCCATGGTCCATGTGGCCTCAGCAGATGATAATCTTGTATTAATATCTACGATTTCTTTTTTAGCTACTTCTAAATCTCTTTCAAGATTTACGATGTGTTGTTCTGATGCGTTGATTGTATCTGTTAAACCTACGATGTATTTAACCCCGGTGAACGTCCCCACTAATACGGACGCTACCACAGGTATCATTACAATGTTCTTTTTTAATAAGTCTACTAGATTCATAGGGCATAAATTAAAATATTATTGCGCCTAATACGAATCCCACAACTCCACCAATGATATATTCTCTATGCATTAGCCAAGTGTGCTCAACCTTTTGTTTTAGGTTTTCAATTGTCTTGTTCATTTTTTTCCTCCAGTTCTCTAAGTTGATAATCATAACTGCCTGCTTCATGCTCATCTGTTATCCACTTAGAAGTTTTTTCAACTGACCATGTTTTACTAGTTACGAGTCGGTTAATCAAGTTTTTTGATGGGTCATTACCCATTGATGTATCAAACACTCTTAATCTATTATTTGGCTGTATTGCATAGTTTCCGTCGTCTAATTCAATTACATGTCCACATTTATGTTGATCAGGTTTTTCTGAATAACCAAAATTTAATTCATTAAAGTCTCCACCACACCAATCAATAGTAAATAAGTATGTTCCTTCTCTATACTTTTTACGTCTTGATATGTATTTCATTTTGGACCCAGCTAATTCATAAAAGGTAGTAACAGCTACGTTGTAACTAAAACAATCCCACATCATAAGCTCATCAAGAGGAAGTTCTTTGACTCCAGGTTTTTTACAAAAAGCCGAGATAGGCGCGCGCCACCATAGGCCACCATCTTCCATCATAAAATGAAACAATGGTACTGCGTTTGGAATAGAACTAAAACCAAAAACTGTGCATTCAAAATATTTATCGTGAGAATCTTTTTGATCTCTAAGATAGTTACCTCTAACGTAACACTCTATTATGGGTATGTTTGCATTTAAATAAGCCATCAGTCATTTATCTCCCCCCAATTGTCGCCCGATTCGTAGTCAACTTTATTTGGGACTTCCAGCTTAACAGCATGCTCCATAATTTCAATTATCTTTTTTGCCTGTGCGTCATTCTCAATCGACAAATCTAATTCATCATGTATTTGTATGTGTGGAATTATTCCCTCTTTATATAATTCTAGCATAGATTTTTTTGTCATGTCAGCTGCACTACCTTGAATTAATTTATTTAATGCTTTGTACGTGTAAGCTCTTCTAATCCCTGGTCCATGTTCCCTGAGTGCTTCTTCGTGAGGCAATGCTTTATGCATACCAAACTGATTAGGTTCCCATAGGTGAAACCTGCATAGTCGTCCTAGCAATGTACGGATTTGTCCCCGATCCTGCGCTCTGTTAGAAGCTTTCTCCATCAACTGTTTAACAAACGGTACTCTCTGGTGATAGGTGTTAAATAATTCTGCAGCTTTTTCTTTAGTAACACCTAATTCTGCTTGAAGTTTAGCCTTACCCATTCCGTAGAATAGTCCAAGGTTAATTGTCTTTGCTTGTGAACGTGGTATCTGAGCCATGTCTGCTACTGTTTGGTGGAAATCTGCGCTTGAGTCTGTGTTGTATGCATCAATCACATCATACACTGATGGTAATTTATATAACGATGCATAGTGTACTACTAATCTTGGTTCTTGTTGTGAATAATCAAAGACTCCCCACTTACAACCTTCTTCAGGAATAAATAATGATCTAATCTTAGGTCCCAGATCCTTGTTCCTTGCAGGAATTTGCTGGAGGTTAGGATTCTGATAAGAAAATCTTCCAGTTACTGTGCCCCCTCCTGCATTTCTTAATTGGTTTATCTCTGCATGTATTCTTCCTTTATGTTCGTATCTTAAAATAGAATCAATAAAAGTTGTGTGAGCCTTATTAATTTCTCTTGCTTGTGCAATCATATTTACAACAGGATGTTTATGTTCCTGTAAAAAATTTTTAGTAAATGATGGTGCTTCTGTTTTTTCTGTACGTGGGTACTCTAATCTTAATACATCAAATACATTAGCAATACTTCTTGCGGCCCATATCTGTGTATCAATATTAGTTTCTCCTTTTATCTTATGTAATAAATCTTGTTCTGCTTTTTTAAATTCTGTTTTCATTGCGTGTGCTCTTTCAATATCTACACGCACACCTTTAAATCTCATATCAACCAGGCACGGAAACAAGTCAGATTCTAAATCAAATATATCTTCCAGGTCCTGACTAATAATTTCTTTTTTCATTTCTTGCCATAAACCAAAGGTTACTTCAGCATCTCTTTCTGCATAAGATCCAACATGCATAGCAGGAAGTTTATACATCTCAGCTTTAGGATCAATGCCCCATTCTTCTGCAGCTTCTGCTAGTGCCGCTTCGTTCTTACCATAGCCTAGGTAATGCCACGATAAACTATTGAGATCATAACGAAATCTGTTCTCATCAGTTACTGCTGATGCAATCATAGTACACGCTATATCGCCATTAATCTTAAAGCCCATAGCTCTTAACCAACAGACATCGTAAATAGCATTGTGAAAAATTTTTGTTGATGGTGCTTCTAATACATCCTTTAACCAAGACAAGACACGCTGTCTATCCATGTTACCACCACCTTCGTGAGCAATAGGAAAGTATCCTTTGTAATGTTTTGTTGCAACTGCAATACCAATAACTTCTCCATTACCAATAACAGAGCCGGACCCCTTTTTAATTAAATCAGGATCTCTTGTTTCTAAGTCAATTGCAATTTCGTCAACCTGACGTAAGTCTGGAAATTCTGTAGGTTTAACCCATTCTGTCTGTGCTTCGAACTTAGGAATTTTCATTGTAATCCCTCTCAATAATCATTTCTAAAAAATGTATTGCTTTCAATATATCTTCCTTTCCATTCTTATCACGATGACGAATGATGTACTTTATAGCACAACCTTCTGGATATAGCAATTCATTCTCAACTACAAATTTACTTGGCTGTATTTTGTATTTTTGATAATGTGATCCGCCGTGTTGTTTATCCCAAACTTTCGATGTCATATCCTCTATCCTCCCTTTTAGCTGTCATTATATATAAATTTTGTTTTGTACGTGTTACACCCACATACCAAACCCTTTGTTCTTCATCATGTTTGTCGTTGCTTTTTTCTACTGCTTCTCTAATTGTTTTTGTATTATCTAAAATTAATAAAACATTTGTAGCCTGGCCGCCTTTTGCAGAATGAATTGTAGATAATTGTACTCTTGCATCTACATGTAAGTTTTCTTCCTGTCTTAACATTTCTCTAATGTACAAACATTCATCTGGATTTGTTTTAAAAACATCATACCATCTTTGAGTATTACTAAATCCAAACTCTGTTAAATCATAAAGCCGTTCTTCTGTTAGAGTGTGATAAGATTGAGTACATTCAAAAATATCTTTTACTTCACTTAAAGATAATTTATCTCCTTTATTTTGCCATCTTGTGTAGTTTAGAATGCTTCTAAACAATGATGTAGTAAAACTTTTTCTTCCCTTATATTGAAAATAGATTCCCATATCTTTTAAAAGTGGTTTAAGTTTTTCTAGTCTGTCATTAGTTCGTGCAAGCACTAACCAGTCTCCTGTATGTAATGGCGCATCTTCAATTGATGTGATGTGGTCTACCATTCCTTCTTCGTTTCGTGCTTTCCAATTCTTTTTAACTCTTCGGTTATCTGGAATTCTATCTAAAATTTTATCCGCTATGGTTTGTATACTCTTAGGAACCCTGTAAGATTGTGGCAAAATAATGTCTTTTTTAGACTGTGTAGCTATAAATTTAAGTACATCTGCACCAGCCCAGCCATAAATAGCTTGATCATCGTCTCCAGCTAGTATAACATA